TCCATGTTCATTATACATCTAAAATTTTCGAACATGGTCTCAATTCATGGTTCCATTATAGTGTTATCCGCATCACAGAGAGCAAGACAGAGGCGGGCAAGCGGCTTATACCGATACCTAAGCGGCTATTGCCATGGTATGAGGAACTGCTGCATGAATCGAATGAGTATCTGATACACCGCCCCGACGGCAGGACATACACTTATGATGCGTTCTGTCGTCACGTTTTCCGCCCGGTCATGGAACAATTCCACATGAAGCATACGCCTCATGAGTGCCGCCATACGCTTGCCAGCATGCTGGATGCCGCAGACATCAACCGTACTGTGACAAGGCTTATCCTCGGGCATGCTTTGCAGGGCGTCACGGAACGCGTATATACGCACAAGACCATACGTGACCTGCTGAAAGCGATTGACAAGGTTTGTCCTTAATCCGTAGTTAGCCAAACAAGCACAAGGGCACATGAGCCGTCTAAGGCCCGACGGTTGCATGTGCTTTTCTTGTGCTTAGGACCTAAAAGGCCTATAGTGTCTTATTTAGCAGTCGTATCAGAGGTTTTATCCGTATCCGTAGTGGTGCTGGTTGTATCGTTTGTGCCCGTGGACGTGGTGCCAGTAGATGTGTTATCCTCGGTCTTTTCCTCTACGTACTGCGGGCAGTTCGGGTTCTGGCATGTGCCATCCTCGCGCAAAACCTTGTTGCAGAAGAAGCAGCGTTTCTTGATTTTGAACATGGTTTATGCCTCCTTTGCGGCTTTCATGTCTGCCGCATACTGTGTGTCAAGCTCTGTGAGCTCTGCTTTGATTTCGGCCTGTGTATCCGTGTTGCCGGACATAGCGGCTGACAGGTAATAATCAGCGAGCAGGGCTTTGTCGGCTTTGTAGGCGCTCTCTAGCTCGGCGAGCTTCTCGGCTGCGGTGGCTACATGGGCAGGTGCGGATGTAGGTTTGCCGTCCTTGCCGCGCACGTAGCCGGTGCCGTTATCGCCGGTTCCTTTGTTGCCGACGTAGTAGTTCCAGTCTTCAGCAGAAATAGAGATATACCCATCTGCCAAAAGCTCTGCTTTCCGCTCGTCTGTGAGCGTGCAGTCAACAGGCACGGTGGCAGTACGCCTACCGTCGCTGTCGAATTTTGCTAAGTATTCTGTTGGTGTAAACATGTTTTATCAATCCTTTCTGTTCTTGAGTGGGGAACTATATGGATTCCACAAGGTACTAGCGGTAGTAAGAAGGTCACTCTGCCTATAAAACTTACCGAAGGCCCCTATTTCAATATTGCAGGGGCAAATTTTCCCGATAATACGGCGACAGTGATGTTTGAATGCTATTCAGACGCTGGTACTATCCGTTATCACAACAACACAATTAACGGAGATTCTGACTTGCAAATGCGCTGGCTGGTAGTAGGTAAGGTTTAAGTTTTATAACCGACAGCTATCCAAGTGACAAAGTATATGGATGAATTAGGTTTGAAAGTAAAGCTGTTCCACCAGATATTCCACAGTTCTATGGGTATAGCATCTTTCGAGGACACCCCAACTGCAGGGGCCTTATCGATGGTAAATCCTATAGGAAATTTGATTGTATAACGACTGCCACGATTGTCTGTTTCAAGTAACGAATTGTCTTTGTTTACCGCAATTCCCACTCAGGCGATAGCAAGTGCAACCCAGTCGATAGATGTTGATGTGCTACTTCTGTATATCTTGTCGCCTACTATAGAAACAGCTGTTCCAGGGCTATCTGATACACACACAGGAATAACTTTCAGAGTTTTACTGACGGTTATAGGCCCTTCCGCAATCACGCTGAAACTGCTTGCCTTCCAGTTGTAATATCCCCACTCAAGAATTAAGCCGTTAGCAAATTTCACGTAACCGTCGCTTGTCAGACTTGCCGCCACAATGCCCCCGCAGTTCTGTGCGTTGGCCTCGAGTGTGGCGCGGGCCGTGGCTGCGTCGCCGTCGTCCAGCAAGGTCTTGATGAAGTCGCTGATAGCGGTCGTTGTTGCACTATTGCTGCTGTTGAAGTATGGCAGCATGTTGGCCGCCGGGGTGACTCCTGCCAGCGCGCTGGTGGCGGCTGTCGTGAGCTGCGGCTGCACGACCGTCCAGACTACCGTACCGTCCGTAATGGTGTCTCCGAGCTTATTAGCGGAGCAGTCGAGCATCGTGTCTGCCGTCGTACCCGCCGTGGTGCATTGCAGCTGCAGGCCCTTCGTGAGCGTCGGCGTATAGAGCCGTTCGCCTACCGCATAGGCCTTACTGCGCTCTACGAGGCATGCGCCTGCATTAAGCATATCAACCGTAGTCAGCCCGTCAGGGTCAATCTTCACGGCAATATTGGCCGCGTTGCTGACGGCGATACTCATGGCATACGTCGCCGATACTTTGAGCGCCGCCGTGGATGGGGGCACATAGTCGGGGTTAGGGTCAAGCGAAATCATATAGAGTATTTCGCCAGCGTCAGGGTCTTTGGCAAAAAGGCCCCATTCCCTAGCGTAAAAGCCCGCCGTAACATTGCTTGTCAGGATGACGCCCGTGACCGTGCAGAGCGAATTTTCAGCTTTGACCGAACTAATCCCAAGCGTGGCCTTCGCGCCGGTCAAGTCCGTCAAATCGTCTACGTTGCTGTTGGTCTCTGTGCCATCGCCCAGCTTGATTTTCGTGAGCTCCAGTTTCGTCCCGGCTTCAACCTTTGCCTGCAGGGCGCGGCCTGCTGCGGTCAAGAGGCCGCCTGTCCAGTTTGCCATTATGATTCCTCCTTCTGAGTAACCGAATAATTTTTACCAATGAGAACGGCTCCGCCGACATAGCGCGTACCTGTGGTGCTCGCGTCTGAAACAACCGTAGGAATTACCTCGTAGTGCTTAGTAATGGTCGGTGCAGCTCCTACATAGCGTGCGTGGCTGAGTGCCGCGTCGTGAATGGTGGCGGGCTTGACCTCGTACTTGATGTTGAGATTTGGTGCCGCGCCAGCGTATACCGCCCCGCCCGCATGAAAGTGCTGTGTGAACAGCCACGCAAGATGTGCAGGCTTGTATGTCTCTATTGCCTCCAGCAGGCCGTCAGTATCAACGGTTGTGTTATTGGCATAGTCAATGTCAACATCAAAAGCGTATTCGGAGTTACGCTCTTTTAGTGTTGCCTTGCCATTCGTGACATAGCGCGTTGCGAGGCGGCTCATAAACTCCTGTGTGCTGGTTTGGTGGCTTTGCAATTTGAGCAGGATGCGGTTGCGGCGGGCCTCGTAGGTGTCGCTCGGTTGTGAGGTGACGCCGACAATCCTTTCCCAGTCCGCTAGCCCCCAGGTGGCTGTTGGCACATACATCTGCTTGCCGATTTCCTGCAAAAAAAGCCGTTGCCGCTCGTGCTCAGTAGAGCAGGCGGCAAGAACGGCTTTAAAGGTCTCGTCTTGAAACAGGAAGTCTGGCAGGTAGCGCGACAAGTCAACAGGATACGTTCTAAGCATCTGCCAGTTCACTTATCGTCACCCCCTCAATGTGGATTAGCTCGTCCTCGTTGCAGTGAATGACTTCCTGCCCGTTGAGGAGCAGATTGTCGCAGTCTGCCACGCTCGACTGATTCAGTAGAATATCAATGCACCGTGCATAGGATAGTGAGCGCAGGTCCATGCCACGCTTGGCTATGTAGGCGTTGACGTCCTTGATGTACTGCGCCTTGTCCAGCGTGCCGCTGACCGCAACCGTGATGGTCACGGGGATAGGCGTCGGGCTTATGACGGTCACGTCTGCACCGATAGGCCGCACGGTCTCGATATAGTCTGCCACGTCCTTGATGAGTGATGCCGGCGCGGCCTGCATGTCCGCATCGACTATAATGACCTTCACTGTGCCTGGGCCATTCCATAGCGGAATAACCCGCACATCCCCGACACCTGAGACGCTTTTCGCCCATTCATAATACTGGTACTTGTTGCCCGATGTCGCAGGCAGGCGTACCTTTTCAAGATACCGCTTGAGCAGCGTGTCGTCGTCTTCCTCGTCGTAACCGCCTGCCGTGGCCGCCGCATTCGTGACCGCGGTAAAGCCGGGAATTGACATAGGAATGGTTGTGATAGTGCCTGCCTTGACATTGCCGCTTTCGCCTGCGTCGCTGGCCTCTATCGCCACGTCTCCGCTTTTCTCGATAACTGCCTCTGCCGTCGTGACGAACTTCGTGCCTGCGCTGGTCGTGAAAAGCGTGCCCACCGGCAGCGTTCCTGTACCTGTCACCGTGACTGTACCCTCGGCCTTTGTGGCGGCTCTTCGCACGACACCAAACTCTGCCGCAATCATGGTGAGGTAATCGCCCCAGCTGGTGTCAGCAAAAGCCGCTTTATAGAACTGTTCCAGCTCTACCTCGGTCTTGGCGAACTCGATGGAGTTGGACGCGAGCATGTCATACTCGAACGTACCTTCTATCTTGCTGGCATCGGTAGAACTGTATCCCTGCAGTTCCTTTAAAATGTCCTCCTGCTCTCTTGCTTCATACATCCATAGTCACCTCCCCGTAAATGGTCGTGAGTGTGATATTACAGGTCACGGTAGGCCCGCTGTGCTCGAACTCTACTTTGTCGATGCTCTTGATGTACGGGTTCACGTTCAGGCACTCGACAATGACGCGCTTGAGCTCGCTGTAGCGCTCCTGCACGCCCATCACCTTGCCGATAAACGGCTTGAGCTCCACGCCGTACCGCCAGGTATAGGCTTCATGCTCATAGCGCTCCGTCTTGAGCGCCTTGTAAATCCAAACCTTGATGGCCTCCTGCCCTGTCACGATGATGTGGTTGCCGTTGCCGTCCATCAAGAACTTATCCTGCTCGAAATCCCAGGCATATTCCTTGAAAAGAGGCAGGTCATCCGTGGATGTGCTCTCGCTGGCCGTGCTCGACACGGAGCCGACAAAGGGAAATTCCTCGCTCATAGCTTCACCACCTTATCTGCAATCACATACAGCTGGTCGTTCTCGAGAGGAACCACGAGCACGAGGTCACCGGGAACCAGCGTATCCGTCCACGTCTCATCGTTGTCGATGGGGTGGTTGTGACTTTCGTAGGCAGGATAGCCGCTGCCCCCGCCACGGTACGACGTTTCGCCGACGACGTGGCGTGTGTAGTTGGGCAGGAGGTAGGACGAAATATAACAGTCCTTTGCGGTGAGCGTGATGTCGTCCAGCCTCACCTGTATGGCGGGCGGCGGGGCGAGCACAACGCCGATACGGGTACGCGCTGGCAGCTCGCTCTGCGCTATGCTGTGCAACGTCTCCACGAGGTTTCCTGCGCTCTGCTCGACTGTCGGGATTTGTTCTGCCATACTCTCACACCTTCTTTTCCTCGTCTGTGACCTTCTCCTCGTTGGCGATATTCTCAAACTCCAGTTCCAGCTTCATCATGTGTGTACCGTCTGCGAACTCGTGGGAGTCGCTCTTGATCCAGAACTGCCCTGGCTTCAGCAGCAGCTCCTTAACCATGATGGAGTAAGGTGCTTTTACACGGTAGTCACCGAGACAGTCCAACGTGGCCGACTGTTCAGGCTTCTTGATAAGTGCCTTGACCTCGGTCTGCGTGTCCTTCTTCGGGTCGGTCTTGTACACGTCCTGTATCATGGAGTATTTCTCGATGAGGTCGTCATCCTTGAAAAAGCTCGACTGGTTCCCCTGCTCGTCCGTGATGAGCACCTGATTGACCATGTTCTCGATGCTCTCCTTATAGTGACTGTTGAGCAGGTTGTTCAGGCCGTTCGCCTCGTAGCCTTCGATGAGCGTGCCCTTTTTGATGATGTCCAGCCTGGCACCGTTCATCACGGGATGGTACTTCACCTTGTCTTTCTCATCCGTCTTGTCGGCGTTGAGCTTTTTCGCGGCCTCCGTGTAGGCCATCATGATAATCTGGTAGCCCGTCTTGCGTACCGCGATAAACGAGACAGGCGTGCCTGTCTGCTCGAACGTACCTGGCTCCACGCCCAGCTCCTGGCAGATGGCCGTGGCGATGTCCTCGGGCGTCATGTCGACGAACTTTCTCGTGGTCTTCGACTTCGTGAGAATAAACAGATGGTCGTAGGCCGTCACTGTGACGAAAGAGGATTTCACATCCTTTTCCACGTCGTAGACGTTGCCGACAAAAACCTCGTTGCCGTCCTCGTCGTAGCCGTGAACCGTCTCGCCGTTGTCGATAGGATAATCCTTGATATTTGGGTCGCGCGCATCCTGCACGTACTCGAAAACCAGCTTACGGGCGACTGCCGTCCGTGAGCCGCTCCACGTGATGCGATGCACGAGCTGCGTGATGTCGTTCCCTTTATGCTTGATAATCATGGCTTGCTCAACTTCTTCAGCTTGTCAAGATTGTTAATGGCAAGGTCCTTCAGATTGTTGTTCTCGGCAATTCTGCGCCATTTGTTGTACTGCCCATAGGCATGCCGTGCCTTGTCCAGCACGTCCGATGCCTTCTTGAGCTTGTTGCGCGTCTCCTCGCTCGGGTCGGCCGTGCGGTCTCGCAGGCCCGTGGCCTCGTCAATCTGCTTCGGGTTGTTGGCGAACGGTGTGTTGAGGTCCTTGAACTCCGTGAGCTCCAGCGTGAAATAGATGTCACGCGTGCCGTCCTTCTCTTTGTAGTCGAAACGCATGATGCCAACGAGCAGGTTCACAGGGCTGTCCGTGATAATGACGCGCACGGGCTTGCGTGCTTCCTTCCACTTCGTCAGCAGGGCCACACACTCCGCGGGCGTCCGGCTGTCCCCCACGACAAAGGGATAATCGTGCTCAGGGTCAGGAAAAAATCCCTCGAAGGAAATCTCCACGGCACGAGGCAGGCCGAACACCAGAGCCTCGCCCAGCTGCTCGACCGCCACGACCTTGTTCCCCTGCCCCGTCTTGACCGTATACTTCGACGGCGTGACCGGCAGGATGAACTTTTCACTGTCCGAGGACAGGATGAACTGCCTGTGTGCCTCGCCGCCTCCGTTCAGCGCGAAGGCCGCAAGGTTCAGCAGGCGGCCGATATTCGTCATAAAGGACATATCCGTCACGCTCCTGCAAAGTTCACATTCGCCTGAATAATCTGCCGCACAATGGCATAGGCGATTTTATCGATATCGGCTTCCTCGCGTACCGTGAAATTATTGCCTGTTATATTAATCATTGGCGTTTTCGGTGCCTCGCTCTCAATCTGCTGCTGGATGAGCCGCTCGGTCGTGGCCGCGGGATAAATACGGCTCCCCTGGGGCAAATCGATAAGCTCGCCGCCGTGCTCGTTGACCTGCGCGAGACCGTGGGCGGCATTTGCCGAGGCAAAAGAGGCGATACCACCGGTAGCAAACGAAGGGACAAAATAGGAGCTGCCTGTCCAGTCACTGCTGATTTCCTCGTCTGTATAGACGCGCGTCTCGGTACGGTCCTGCGCGGCCGCCGTGATGGCATCATTCGCGGCCTGTATGGCACTTGCCGCGCCTCTTTCAATACCTGCGAACAAGCTGGAGAAGAAACCGCTTACGCCCTGCCATGCGCTTTCGATAAGGCCGATACCGGCGTTAATGCCATCGGCAATACCAGGACCACAGGCATCCGCGTCCTCTTCCACTGGGGAATACACGCTACTGTCAAACCAGCCAGGCGTATCCTCCCATGCGCTCTCCGTACTGACCTGCGCTTGGGCAAAGGCATCAGCTAGAGACTCGCTTGTAGCTGCACCATCTTCATTGATGGCGCTGGCCTCTTCGCTGAACTGCTCGCTAAGGCCGCTGAACGGGCGACCATTTATCCAGTCGCTGATTGCGCTGAAAAGCGGTCCGAGCCCTTCGCCGGAGTTATCCTCCATCATTTCATTGATGGCAGCATAGGGATTTTCTTCGTCGGGATTGATTACGGCATTGTCATAGTCGTCGTAACGCATGG